ATACGGATGTGTTCGTATCGACAGTCGCGGCAGGCAGCTTCAACATAAAAGTAGCAAACAACAACGCAGCAGCAGGCACCGCAGAAACCGGCGCGATCATCATAAATTTCGCCGTCATCAAAGCCGTATCATCCTAATAGGGGTGCCCTTCGGGGCACTACAGCATAAATGGGCACCATCCTCGCCAGTGCGATTGTCAGTAAGGCTTCCGTACAGCTTATTGATCCAACATACGTGAGGTGGGCCCAATCCGAATTGTTAGGCTGGCTTAACTCAGGTCAGCGTCAGATAGCTCAAGTAAACCCATCTGCGTCCAATGTAGTGACCACCATTAGGCTGGTATCTGGCTCTCGCCAGAACATACCCGCAGGCGGGTTTATATTTTTCGAAGCGTTCAGGAACATGGGCTCAGATGGCTTGACCCCCGGGCGCACCGTCAGGATCGCATCCAGAGAAACCCTGGACGCATACAACCGCGATTGGTACAACGCAACGCCTGCTGCGGTTACTCAAGCTTACATTTTCAACTCGATCGATAACAAGGCATTCTACGTTTACCCGCCCAGCGACGGGACGAATTACCTTGAGATCAACTACGCGAGGACACCAGCAGATGTTGCGTTGACAGACCCTATTAACCTACCGGACATATACGAGAACGCACTGCTGGATTACATGCTGTACAGAGCGTTCAGCAAAGATACCGAAGGCGGCAACCCAGCACTCGCACAGTTCTACTTCCAACAATTCTCAACTGGTATCACTGCTGACGAACAAGTGCAGGCCGCAGCGGATGCCAACAAAGCAGATACTCCAGGGAACACACCGTGGCGACAGTAAGCACAGATTCATTCCTGCGCGAAGTGATGACGTATTGCCCGGATGTCATGGAGGTGATAGCGCTCAATGCGATCGTCAACTCGTGCATCGAGTTTTGCAACGTGTCCACCATACATCGCATCGACATGACAGCCCTTGACGGGGTTGCAGGGCAGGCTGAATACGCCCTCACTGTGCCGGCAGACACGCAACTTGCGTCAGTAGTACAGCTCTCATACAGCGGCATCCCGCTGAGACCGAAAGACTTGGAAGAGCTGGCCACATTCTACCGCTACCAAGACTGGCATTCCATGACAGGGCAGCCAGCGTTCTACACCCAGATCACACCAGGGGCGGTAACTCTTGTTCCCTACCCATCCACCAACATCACAGGAGCGATGACAGGGAGAATTGCGTTAATGCCTCTCAGGACATCCGCAGTAGTTTACGATGATCTTTACAATAGATATTCCGAAGACATTGCGTTAGGCGCGAGAAGTAGGTTACACTACACACCTGGAACATCATACTACGACCCAAACATGGCAGAACAATGCAGATTGCGGTTCATGGCGGCAGCAGCCAATGCTAAAGCCCGTGCAAACAAAGGGCAAACAAGAGCATTAACAAGAGTGATATACAACAAATTCTAGCATGACAAAATACAGGAGACTTCACATGAACATATTCGAGCCGGCAAAGCAGGCCGAAGAAAAGGTCGAAGCCAAAGCCGATGACCTAGTAGGTAAAGCACAGTCAAGTAAGTACACCGCACTGATTCTCCTGGGCATTGTCGTCCTCGGAGTTGTGCTTCTGCTGGTGTAGCTATGGTCGCGCACGATCCTGAAAAGCAGAGATGGGTAGAGGTTCTGATCCTGTGGGCCATTTCAGCCCTTCACTGGGCGAATGATAACTTGCCTTCGATAATTGGGTGGCTCACAGCGTTCTACACTGTTCTTCAGATCGGTCTGGCGATACGGAAATATTTTGATAAACCAAGTGAAAGCTGACTACAGCTAAAACCAACAGTGGAGCGATATGACCCAGCATCACGAACCTGAATGGCGACGGTTTGCACATGAACAACACCTAAATTTGAAGCGCGTTCCAAATATTAGTTTTATCGAATACGAGCATGCAAGCACACGAGCTGTCAGGGCAGCGTGGGATAAACGATCTGAACTGGAAGCATCTGCAGAAGGACCGAAAGCATACTACAACGCCGCGCTACAGCACGCCTCAGAGCTGGTCTACAAGCTGCACGGCGAAGCCGCCGCTAAGGCAATACAGGAGCTGCGGAGATGATTAACCCACGAATATCAATCGCTGCTCTTTACTTATCCGCCGCTGCATTCGTCGGGCTGACGCTGCATGAGAGTTACCGCAATACCGCCTATATCCCTGTACCTGGTGACGTTCCCACTGTCGGGTTTGGCACAACTGAGGGCGTCAGGATGGGCGACAAGATTACCCCGCCGAAGGCGCTCTCGCTGGCTCTCAGGGATGTGCAGAAGTTCGAGGGCAAGATCAAGACGTGCGTCACTGTACCGCTGCATCAGTACGAGTACGACGCCTACGTGAGCATGACCTACAACATAGGCGCACAGGCTTTCTGCAATTCCACTCTTGTGAAGAAGCTAAACGCAGGCGACTACGAAGGCGCCTGTACGGAAATCAAACGCTGGAACCGTCAAGATGGAGTAGTGCTGAACGGCCTGACCAAACGCCGGGAGGCTGAGTATCGCCAGTGCATGGGGCTGGCGTGAGTAAACGGTACCACTGGAAATACGAACGAGTAACCGTAGAGTGGCCTATAAGGTTATGGTGGTGGACTAGAGCTACCGGGGTTATCCGGGTACACGATGATAAAGACAGAATCCCCGGGGACTACCACTGTGCCGGCACGATAATCGTTAAGTGGGGGAAGTATGAGGTTATGGGTTTTGTCACTAAAGATAAACGCCCTGATGCTTCTGAGTTCAGAGAATTTTACAAATACTTGGCGTCTCTAGGGCTGAAAAAATACAGGCACGTAAGAGCGAAACAAGGCGAAGTCGTGGAGGTGCGTTAAATGCAGATAATACTAGGTGCAGTTGTACTAGCTCTTCTAATCGGCTTGGGGTCAGGTATGTACATAGGCAGCCACTGGAACGAGGCCGGCCATAGCCTGGAGACAATAAAGGAGCAAAAAGAAGAGATTCGAATCGACGCGGCACAAGACAAGGTATCCGCAGAGTCGGACACAAAAGCTGTCCAGGAGCAAACAAAGATCGATGTTGTATACAAGGATCGGTGGCACTATATTACAAAGGAGGTACCTGTTGAAGTTCAAGTTAAAATGGATTCTGAGTGCGTTATTCCTAACCGCTTTGTCAGCCTGTGGGACAGCGCAAACCAAGCCAGGCTTCCCGACCCCGCCAGCCCAGCTGATGAAGCCCCCAGTGGAATTAAACTCTCAGATGTTAGCGAGCAGAAAGAAATCGAGTCAGAAATCTGCAACTCCAATACACGTCAACTGATAGGATTGCAAGAGTGGGTGACGAAACAACATGAAGTTTTTATGAAATAAGTGTAAACCTGTTGACAAGAAATTAGGATAGTGTAAACTTCTTTACAAGTATCGACGCTGTGTCGAGTTACTATAAAGGAGAAAACATATGATACAGTCAGCAGCAGAGTTGAGGAAATTGGGCGCAGCTGGGCCTAAGGTTAGAGGTTTTAATGCAAAAGAGGAAGGCATAATCTTTGCAATAGACACAAGCAAAAAGCGCCCACCACGCCTTCCTACAACACCGAAAGACCCGGTACATTTTGTCAGGATTCGAATCGGAAGCATAGCAGCGCAGAAAGCAGGGCTCAAAGCTGGAGACAAGGTTGACCTGAAGTGGGACAAAGATCGCCGCTTGGGTTTTATCGCTCCGTCCGAAGATGGATGGACTCTGACCGGGCTCAAACGTGAGAAAGGAGAAGGTAAGAAATTGAATGGGCTAGAAGCTCTCCAATTACGTTTTACGTGGGAGTATGGCTACCCATCCATCTATGAGCCTAAGCTACGAGAGGCTGTGATTATTGAAGGAGACTTGGGGAATAACGAGATTCAGTTTGTGTTTCCGGAAGGAACGTCGTTCGCAGGAATGGCTACACCACCCGGTGAGGTAATCCAATACAACAGGAGAGCTACCGACCGCCAGGCGGTTGCGTGAGTAAAACCAACTTCACATGAAGCCGCTTTCGGGCGGCTTTTTTATTGCACAATACAATTGCACATGACATGAAAATGTGGTATCTTCGCGTGATACAAGAAGGATTTACAGGAGATTTCGCGTGGAGATACATCACTTTCCTCAAGTACAAATTCTCGGGAACCATGCAAAAATACGAGAAGGGAGACAATACATTGATCTAGGGTTTTACAATAGCGACGGTACGTTTGAGTGGTCTCCCGAAGGGGCAGCTAGACGCGATGCGTTGTTGTCTCCCGAGGTTGTTTTGGATGAGGAGGAAGCTCCAGTACAGGAAGCCCCTGTGGCCGCTCAAGACCCGCTGAGTGATGACCTGGCCGCGGCCAGGGAGCGCAACGCCGCCCGCCACAAAAAACAAAACCGTAGAGGCCAGTAACCATGGCCCTCAAGGTCACCAACAATGCCTCAACCACTATCGCTGGGAGCATTAATGCAGCAGCGACAGCTATAAATCTGGCCGGTGGGACAGGGTCTCTATTCCCTGTTTTGTCTGGTAGCGATTGGTTCTGGGGCACCCTGGTAGATGCGTCGAACAACATTGAAGTTATCAAGGTCACTGCCAGGTCTACAGACGCGCTTACCGTCACCCGTGGACAGGACGGCACCACAGCCAAATCCTACACGGTTGGGGATAGGTTTGAACTGCGACCCACCGCTGCTTTGTTCAACGACAAGGCTGACATCGACAACCCATCGTTCACAACCAAGATCACAACCCCAGCAATAACACTAGGAGCCACCGCGCTTACGGCAACTGGTGCAGAACTTAACTACGTGGCGGGTGTGACTAGTGCGATTCAGACTCAGATAAACGGAATCATACCGTCCGGTACGGTCATGTCGTTCTTCCAAGCAGCAGCTCCAACTGGATGGACCCAGGTTGTTACCCAGAACAACAAAGCACTTAGGGTTGTGTCTGGAACGGGGGGTGGAACTGGGGGAACAGTAGCCTTCACAACAGCTTTCGCCTCACAGACCCCTGCCGGGACGGTCGGGAATACCACGCTAACAACCTCACAGATTCCTGCACACACACACTCTACAAGCTTTACGAATATTACATCCACCGTAGCAGAAGGCGGAACAGGCACCATTCTAAAGTACGGAAGCGGCGACGCTACCGGGTCTCAGGGAGGCGGCACATCACACACGCACTCGTTCACAGGTACAGCAATTAACCTGGCTGTGCAATACATCGATATGATCATAGCGAGCAAGAATTGATGGAAGTTAAAGTGGCCGATTGCCCTCTTGGGGCGAAGTGCGAAGACGTGAAAACGGAAAACGGAAAACCTGTGATTTACAGGTGCCCTTGGTACGTGCAGGTATCAGGCACTGACAACAATACCGGGGAAGATAGAGACCACTGGGGCTGCGCCATTGCTTGGATGCCCACGCTCATGATCAATACAGCCAATGAATCACGCAAGGGGGTGGCAGCGACCGAGTCATTCCGAAATGAGATGGTGAAGCAGGGTGCCCAGACACAACAAGTCATGCTGGTAGCCGCTCAACTGTCAGGCAGTAAAACAGAGAAACTATTGGAGCAGGCTGAGATATGCGAGTAACGATTATTCGGGATGATGGGGTTGTAGGGGTCGATGGTGTTTTCAGAAAGGTTGACCTAGCAGCGCTGCCTGATGGTGTCAGAGCCGTGCAGTGGTCGGGCGCTGCTGGGCATGTAGAGTTCGCGGATATGCGGAATGCAGATATTACAAGCATCTCAGAGTTCCAATCATCCATAGATGGGTGGGCCGCTGCAGCGCCAGTCCCTACCGCACCGCAACCTCCTCAAATCCCGACAAAAGTACAAATGGCTCAAGCCCGGCTGGCATTACTGCAGCAAGGGTATTTGGACCAAGTGAACGCGATACTTGCAGGGCTGACCGGTGACGCAGGAAAGGCTGCCCAGATCGAGTGGAACTACAGACAGTATGTGGATCGCAACAACCACTTGGTGCAGGCCATCAAAGCACAGCTGCCACTCACAGAACAACAACTGGACGACCTCTTTACCCTAGCGAGCACGTTGTAGCGCAATGGCTACCATCCGCATACAGCCATTCAGTGGTCTGGTACCGCGGAAATCGGCCAACCTGCTGGAGAATGGTCAAGCCCAGACTGCGCTAAACGCCAAGCTGTATTCCGGCGAGATACGTCCGTGGAAGCAGCCCCTCAAGATATCTACCACACTGTGCTCCAGCGCGACCACAGTGTACCGTTTGACCGACAATTCAACCGAAAGGTGGCTCTCGTGGCCACAAGTGGTCAACGTCGCCCCTAGCCAGATTGCCGACTTCACCGATCGGCGCATCTACTACACCACACCATCTGACATCCCGAAGAAAACCAATCTTGCACTGGCATCGACCGGAGCAGGGCCCTGGCCGGCAGCATGGCGGGATATGGGAGTAACAGGGCCCACCGCAGCACCAACCCTGGCAAAGATCGACGGGGCTGGGGTATCTGAGACCCGTGCGTATGTGTATACAAACGTGTCGACGTTCGGTGCTGTTTTAGAAGAGTCAGCGCCCAGCCTGCCTACATCGGTGTCGTTGCTGCCCACTGGCGGAACGGTAAATGTGAGCGGGTTCACTGTCGCTCCCCTGTTCAGCACAATAACCCCGGGGTCTGGGTACACGAACGGAACATATGCCGGAGTCACCACAACCCTATCATCTGGTACAGCACCCACTGTATATCCAAAAGTCACGGTTACCGTAGCTGGGGGTGTTGTGACTGCTGTCACAGTTGACGCCCCTGGTAGTGGGTATGGAGCCACGACGGCCCTGACGGTTCCTGCAGCGTCTATTGGTGGCACAGGCTCTGGGTTCAGCGTAGTGGTAGGTCAGAACATCACAAGCCGCAGGATTTACCGCTCCGTTACTGATACCTACCTTCTGGTAGCTGACGTGCCTATAAATGAATCGCAAGTAACCATAACGAACGCAGCTCCGGCTGTGGTCACATGGACTGCTCACGGATTCTCCGCAGGGCAGCCGGTATTCTTCAGAACAACAGGAGCGCTGCCAACCGGGCTTACGGCAGGGACGATCTATTTTGTAATAGCGGCAGGGTTGACTGCGAACTCTTTCGAAGTGTCAGCCACCGTTGGAGGCGCCGCGATAAACACCTCCACTGCCGGGTCTGGTGTGAATACAGGGTCTACGGCGTATAGCGATACCATAGCAGCCGCAAGCCTCCCGGGCGATGCCCTCAACTCGCTTGCATGGCTACCTCCACCGGTCAACCTACAGGGTCTGGTGAATATGCCAAACGGCATGATGGCTGGGTTTGTGGGCAACCAGGTGTACTTCTGTGAGCCGTACTACCCCCATGCCTGGCCTATAGCCTACGCGCTATCTGTGGAATACCAGATCGTTGGATTGGGAGTTTTCGGATCAAGCCTGGTCGTGTGTACCCAAGGGAAACCATACATAATTTCAGGCATCCACCCCAGCTCGATGTCGCAGGAAAAGCAGCCGCTGCTTGAGCCTTGCATGTCGTTGAGATCGATCACCCAAGATCAATACGGTGTCTTGTACGCATCGCCCAACGGGCTGGTGGCGATAGGCCCTGGGGTTGCCGACGTGATCACTAAGCCACTGTACAACCGCACAGACTGGCAGGTTCTTGATCCGTCGACAATGATAGCGACGATGTACGCCGGGAACTACATATCTCTCTATGGTAGTGCTGGTAAGGCGATTGTGTTCTCCCGGGATGATGTTCCGGCCTTGGCTGAGCTGCTGCTTAACTTCGCTAATTTGTACGTGGACCAGATGACCGCCAAGATGTACGGCGTCTCAACCATAGACGGGTTCTTGTACCAGTTCGATGCTGACCCGGATAATAACCAATCCTACGAGTGGAAGTCTCCGCGGTATGTGATCGCGCAGCCTAGCGCGTTTACTTGTTTCCAGGTAGCTGCTGACTACTCGAACATAGCTGACACCAACGCGATCATAGCAAGCAATGCAGCAAAGGCCGCTGCTAACGCAGCACTCCTGGCAGCCGGGAATCTAGGCGGGGTACTCAACGGGGCAGCTCTGAATGTGTACGCAGTCAACGGAAGTATCCTGGCGACTCTCGCAAGTTCGGTAGCGGCCCGGTCTGTCACTGTAACTCTCTACGCGGACAACACCCAGATACTGTCCACCCCTGTCACGTCGATCGAGCCCATACGCATACCACCTGTGCGTGCTTACACTTGGGAGATCGCGATTTCAGGGACTATCGCAGCACGATCATTTTTCATGGCCACCAGTGTGGCCGAACTAAGGATGGGCTAATGGCGATCAGAAAACCTGCAATACCGGCAGTAACACCGACCAATATTGGGTCGTCAATCGGAGCTATCAAAGAAACAATAGAAATCATCACAGGTGCTCGCGGCGGAGAGCTCACACAGCTCGCTACAACTGCAACGACAGCTGACATAATTACCAAGATAAATCAGATAGTAATCCGACTGAATGCGTCTGGTACATAGACAAATACATGAAAATATGATATAAACGCAATACATGAATACAGCGCTGATTACAACACTACAAGCACACATTGGCATGACACTGACACCAGATTTGGCTGTGCAGATCATGATGGCTGCCGACCAGATGGACGCCCTGATAACTCCCGAGGCTATAGATAAGATCGAACCTGAGCAGTGTGGAGAATTCACATTTGCCGTTGAGCGCATGGTGCACATAATGGAGGAGATGAAGCCTCTACATCAAGCGCATTGGAATGAGACCGAAACCTACAGCCATGGACTTGCGCTAGACCCGGACTACCAGACTTTTCTCCAATACGAGCGAGCCGGTAGGTATGTTCTCTTTACCTTACGAAAAGATGGAAAGCTACTGGGAAACTGCGCGATGTACCTATGCCAGAGTACACATACTCAAACACTACTTGCCACGGAAGATACGCTTTACCTATTGCCTGAAGCCCGCAAAGGGAGAACTGCCGTGCGGTTTGTTTCATACATAGAAAGAGCCTTGAAGCAGTTTGGTGTGAGAGAGATAAAGATCAGCGTGAAGCTGGTAAACAAGGCAGGCCGGTTCTTCCAAATGGTGGGCTACAAACACATCGAAAACGGACTGTCAAAAATGCTGGAGGCGTAAGACATGTGCGCACCAAAACCTGACCCTAATATTGGACTGGCAGCTAATGCCAGCGCTGATGTTTCCAGAGATGCACTAGCTTTTAACAAGCAGGTGTATGAGGAAGGCAAGCCTGCCGCCGCCCAGCAATTAGCTATGGCGCAACAAGCAGTGGATACAGCTACTGCGTCCCAAAAAACCAATGACCAGCTCGCCGCTGATTATGCTCAGCGCATGAAGGATACGTTCTACCCATTGCAGGATTCAATGGTGAAGCAGGCTACGGACGCCGGCGGGGCATCAGATCAGGAAGAGTATGCAAACCTGGCCAGGGGAGCCAACGAGTCCGCCTTGCAGGCTCAGAACCAACAGAATACGCGAACGCTTCAAGGTCTGGGTATAAACCCCAACTCTGGCGCGAATATCGCAATGCTGAATACCCAGGCCATACAAAACGCGGCTATCCAGGGCAATGCGATGAACCAAGCCAGGATGGCTGCCAGGCAACTAGGATGGGCTAAACAATCAGATGCTGTGGCTATAGGCCAAGGACTGCCAGCGAACCAGGCAACATCTGCAGGGCTCGCCTTGAATGCTACAAACACAGGAGTCAATGCATCGATGACTCCCGCTCAAAACAGTGCAGTGCGTGCAGGTCAGATGAACCAAGGATATGGTGTTGGGCTTCAGGGGTACAACCAGCAGGGTAACCTCGGGCTAGGTATTTACCAAGGGAAGTTGCAGGGATACAACGCGAATATGGAAATGCTTGGAAGTATCGTTGGTATGGGCGGCACGCTTGGTGCGGCAGGTCTAGGAGCCAAGGCACCAATTCCAGTGTAATCAGGAGATAGATATGGGGTTCGCACATGGGTTCGCGACAGGTACTCAGGTTGGAAATTCCTGGCTACAAAACTACCGCGACGCTAAGCTCAAGGCAGGTCTAGCTGCTGCAGGTAATTTCTCTCCAACAGAGGTTGCCAGCGGTGAGGAAGCTCTTACAGCTGCGGAGAAGGCCAAACAGTTTCAAATTGGACAGATCAGTGCAGACGACCCGGACTTTGCATCAAAGTACAAGCAGGTGCAAGATGACTTTGCGCCTACCATGTCTGGTCTTGAAGCACAGCGTGCCAAAGGCGCGAGCCAGATGGTTCAACTCCCTGGAGGTCGCCGGATAGAGCAAGACGAAGCCTTCTCCCCAGAGCAAATGGCTGGACTACGTGCAGAACAAGCATCCAAGGTTTATGCCCAGCAAGGGTATCCTGAAGAAGCTGCGAAGTCGACGCTTGCATCGCAAGGCATAGTTAAGGGCAAGCAAGATATAGAAAAGAATTCCATGGAGCTCAAGGCTCTAAAGCGCACTGAAGCTCAGCACGACGAGTGGGCAGCTGAAGACGCTATGCACAAGGACTATCTTAATCCAGACACCCCTGTAGCGGAGAAAGACAAATATCGCAAAACGCTGATGAACAAAGTCCTTCCTATGATCGACGGGAACAATCCCTACCTACCCGGCGTTATCGGTAAGAGTGTTTCCAAGGACGGTAAGTCCGTGACGATAGAGGAGAATGGCGCCACCCGTATTGTGCCTGTAACTGACGCTCTCATTCAAAAGGCTCATATGCTGGCACAGCTTGCTCGTGATCCCAAGATGCAGGCCGAGTATCACATGAAGATGCAGGATCGTGTAGCAACCGAAGCTGGTTTGGATAAACGGGCAGAGGGCAACAACAGGACACAGCTGCAGGTAGGCCGCGAGAATAATGCTTCAGCTGAGAAGGTTGCAGGCATTCGAGCAGCCGCACTTCAGACCCGCGGTGGCGGTGCAGGTGGTGTCCCAGGTCTTACACCTGAATTGAACCAGCAGCGCATTGCTGAGATGCAGGCGATCGAGGATGACCACACCTTGACCAGCGCCCAAAAAGACGATCAGATGAATCGCGTGCAGTTGAAATACAACGCGAAGGCTTCGCAGCTGCGGGAGCCAAACCCAGCCAAGGTGGGACTTAAAGACGGACTGAGCAGCGATGGGCTGACCCTGACTATGGACGGGAAGGTGTACAACCGAAGCATGGATGGTAGGAGCTGGGAACCGGTTCAGATGCCCAATGAGAGTGGTGAAGAGGTGCGCTACGATGCCCAAGGCAATGCCTGGGTCAAGGGCCCGGATGGTAAACCGGTGCGTAAGCAATGAACTGGGATGATCTGAGCCCGACACCTCCCTCTAGTCAATCTGGAGCACCTAACTGGGATGATCTGAGTCCTGCACCTCCTCGCACCAAGAAATCCAGCGACGTAAAAACCGCGTTTGTCCAAGGTATCAAGGAAGTACCAGGCGCCATAACAGGGCTTGCGGATATCCCTGCAGGTCTGGTAGGGCTCAATCGCCCATTCTCCCGAGCCGCTGACGCTGTTGGAGAGGCTATCGGGTTCCAACCTAGCAAGTACGCAAAGGCCGACGAGGCCAAGTATTCCGACAAGCACAAGGCCCAGAAGGCAGAGATCGATGCCATCGAGAAAGACCCCAACAAAGGGTTTAAGGACATGGCAGAGTTCTACGCCAAGAACCCTGAATACACTGGATTGAATATCGTACGGTCTCTGCCTTCCATGGTTTTGGGAGGTGTGTATGGTAGAGCGCTGAAGGGCATTGGAGGTAGTGCGGTAGCTCGCGGTGCGGCTGGTGAAGGTGCTGTTATGGCCGGCCAGCAGATGGAAGGGATAGACAAGAATGTTGACCCGCAGCGAGCAGCTGCGGCAGCTGTAGCCACTGGTACGATCGGGGCAGGTATAGGTGCTCTTGGCGGTCGCATCGCGCAAAAAGCAGGTATTGCAGATGTCAACACACTTCTTGCAGGTGGTGGCCGCGGCACCGGTCCAGTTGACCTGGTCAAGAGGGGAATCATAGGACGCAGTGCTACAGGCTTGGTTCAGGAAGGCACAGAAGAACTAGGCCAGTCTCTCACGGAGCAGGGCGCCAAGAACCTGGCTGAAGAAAAGCCGTTCACTCAAGGCATGATGCGTGCTGGTATTGAAGGCACACTTGCAGGTAGCGCCATGGGCGCCGGTGCTGGAGCAATAAGCCGCAGCCGTAGCGGTGAGACCGCGGTAAACGCAAATCCCACTGAGCACGAAGAGCCCGCAGACGAAGCTGCGCAAGTTGCCGAAGAGGCCCTGCAGGCCGCACCCGAGCAGCAACCCCAGCCCACCCAAGACATGCCGGCGCCTCCTGCCGGTAACCCGCTCATCGAACAGCAACAGGCTGAGCAAGAACAAGAAGCCCGGGCACAGGCTGCCAAGGCCAAAAGAGACGCGCTTATCTCCAAGGTAGGAGGTGTGGTGCCGATCGCTGGCACCAACATGTCGTTGTTCAACGGCAAGCCCTACCACAATGACGATCCTGACGGAGCGCTGGACAAGCAGATAGCCAAGCTGCAGGAAGCCGAAGACCAGAAACCTACCGTGCGCCGTGCTGTTGAGGATGCATACGTATCCGCATTCAACGACATGAATAAGACGGCGATCGGAGCCGGCGAGGTCAAACCACTCACTTTCTCTGGCATCACAGGGAAAGTAGCCAAACTGGTCGGCGGTGCCCAAGATGCCGAGGATGCTGCCTCACGCATAAGCGCCCAGATCGATTTAAAGGTAGGTGCCAATGGTAAGGTATCGCCTGAGGTTGAATTGCTGCAGGATATCTATGAAAGGCTCACTGGTGAGGAGCATCCGTCCATTGCCAGAGTGCAGGAAATACAAAACCAGGAGAAGGCCAATGCGAAGCCAAGTGTGGTTCAACCAGCAGCAAAGACAGAACCTGCAACAAGCACCCCAGTTCCTTCAGCGGTCCCCTCAATTCCTGCAACAAGCACCGCAGCATCTTCAGGGGCATCAGCGCAGCCAACCGCTTCCGTCAACGCTCAGGCCCCTGCAGTATCAAGACCCGGACCCAGCGGGGGGGTCACCCCTGCACCGCAACTCGTCATAGTAACACGGCAAGGTAAGCAGGTTCAGCTACCCAAGGAGACCATTGCCAAGGATGTAGCTGCAGCGTACGCAGACCCCAAGAAGGCTCCAATCCTACAGGATGTGACCGGTACAGAATCCGGCAACACCATGACCTTCCGGGAAGCGGCGGTGGCGTCCCTCACTCGCCAGAAGAAACCGGCAACGGAAAAGGCAGTAGAGAACGAGCGCAAGCGCATCCACAAGATGCTTGCAGGATTGGGCATCACTGAGGCTGTGGTGGATAAGGTATCGTCGACGCAAGCGTCGAGACCCCTTGAAGAAGTATCAGATCAGCCAGACGAAGGTGTGAGCATAGTCAACAGCCCGAACGCATCGGTAGCGATCGAGCCCCTGACCCCCAAGCAGAAAAAGCTGCAGGGTGAAGCTGACAAAATAATGAAAGAGCAGGCCGATGTCAAAACGCCTGAAGTTACGACCGCCGCAGAGCAGGAGGTTGAGAAAGCAATAGAGGAACGGCGACGTGCCGCAGCAGAAGCCACCAGACAACGAGCAATTGCAGAGGCCGCCAGGTCTCCCTATGCCAACGAAGCAAGAGACGATTGGAATGATATTCCGGATGTAATAGATGGAGTAGCCCCTAAGTTCGACCAGCTCACAGTCGATGAGAGAGCAGAAATTGTGGCTCTTTACGAAATGTATAAGAATGATGTAATCTCATACGCACAGTTTGAGATTTACGAACGCGGGATTTTGCTTGATCAGGAGAAAATAGATGGTGGGTACGACTCAGAAGCTGCAGCAACTCTACCTGGAGTTCGCGATGATGTCACCCGAGCAAAAAGCTCAAGTGATGAAGGAAGCACCGGAGTTTCACAAATCAGCAACAAGGATGGCTCCGATAATGCTGAAGGTGGAAGCGGCCCGGCAAAAGCGCCTGTCGTCGCAATAAAGAAAAAGCGGTCAGTAAAGACAGAGGCCAACCCGGAAGCTGCCCAAGACTTCAAAGACGGACTGTCGGACCTGGGAGATATTCTCACCAAAGTTGGGCGGGCAAACCTAACGCCTGAGCAGGATAAAGACCTTCTCGGGGTACTGACCAAACTCGTCGGTGCGGCTATCCGCATGGGATACTCCTCCCTGGAGCAAGCCACGAGGTTCGTTCTGGATTCTGTCAAGAAGAAGTTCGGCGCTAAGGCTGTGCCTGTCACCCCTGCGCGAGTCAAGACCGCGTACCAATCCAGCAGCATAATCGAACGCAACGTATCCAAGCTACCACCCTCACTGCAGGGCCCTGCGTTCATCGCTGCTACCAACATCAAAGATTTGGTGCAGAAAGGTATTTTTGGTCTAAGCTTCGGTCATGACCTGGCAGATATGGTTTCCGATACCTTGCCTACCGCCAAGAGATTCTTCGATTTTCTAGATAAAAAAGAGGCGGTAAAAAACCGGCTTGAACTGGAGATAAACAATATAGCCGCGGAAGGGTATAAAGTTCCGGATCAAGCAGCGCTTAACAAATTTCTTAAGACATCCACTCGTAGCCAGAAGTGGGGGTACCAGCCAACGTGGCTTACAGAGAATAAGCCAGACCCTGCAGCCCAAGCAGCTTATGACAAACTAGCGAAGAAAGAGCGTACCGCTGCAGAGTACGAGAAACTTATGAAAACAGCTAAGCCTGTCAAAGTCAAGGTGGCTATAGACCCCGCAGCGGCAGCGGCTTACGACAAGCTTTCCAAGCAATCCAAGGTTGTAGCTGACAAGATGTTCCATAGTGGCTGGAAGTCACGCAATGACCTTACGTCTGAGGTTCGCAACAGCATAAATACTGGGTTCGATGAGGAATTAAAATTAGCATCTGAAGCTGAGAAGGCTAAAATACGCGAGAAGCGCAAGGCCGAAATGCATTTATTTGATACTCAATTTCGTGCTCTCAGCGGCCCGTACGCTCCCCTGTCCCGGTTCGGCGATTTCGTCATGGTGGCCAAGTCCCAGGAACGAATTGATGCTGAGAAGCGCGGAGATACCAAGTGGCTTGAGAAGGAGGGCATCGAACCAGAACATTATGTAGTGGAATTCCATGACAGCCTGGGCGCCGCCAAGTGGGCTGCAAAGCAGCTGGAAGGCACTTACGCAAACACTGTAGGCGCTACCAAGCAAGCCTACGCCAAGGGCATGTCAGAAGCCCCATGGTCAGCTCTGCGGCGGCTGAAGATGATGGTCAACGAGCACTTCAAGGACAACTCCGAAGAGGGAAAAAAGGCTCTGACTCAGGTAAACCAGCTCTTGAAGGATTTGTACCTGTCCAACCTGGCAGAGACTGCAGCACGCAAGCACGATCTTAAACGCAAGGATATTGAAGGTGCATCGGATGATATGCTCCGAGCATTCGCTTCCAAGGGCAAGGCTGACGCACACTTTATGGCTGCGCTGATGCATACCGGAGAAGTTCAGGATGCCCTAACAGAGATGCGAAACGAGGCCCACGGCACCACTGACAACAGCTCGGGGCGAGCTGAGCGTACCAACGCCTTCAACGAAATATTCAGGCGCTATGCGGGTAGCATGGACTACAGGCCGACCCCGGTACAGGACAAAATCCTGATGCTCAACTCTGTGTGGATGCTCCTGACTAAGCCATCCTACTACCTGCAGAATGCGACTCAGCCGTTTATGATGTCTCTTCCGGTCATGGCCGGTCGTCATGGGTACATTAAGTCAGCTGCAACGCTCACGCAAGCGTACAGAGACCTAGCTGATGGATTTGGTAAGGACTCCGCGGTTCAGGGGTTCCTGGACGGTCACTTTGATGTGAATGCCATGCCTATCAAGGCCGATGAAAAAGCAGCTCTCAAGAAGCTACTGGAGCTTGGCATCCTGGATATCGGCATAAATATGGACATGGGCTATTGGGAGTCCCGTGGTGGTTTGGCACAGCCCGCAGTGGATGTTGCACATAGAATGTCGACGCTGGTTAAGCAGGTGGAGGTAATGAACCGGGTAACCACTGCGCTTACTGCATACCGGCTCGCTGGTGGCGGCACCAAGGGCATAGAAGAGGCTAAACAGGTTGTGCGTACAACCCACGGCAACTACTCCACGTTCAACGCTCCCAGTTTTTATAATAAGCTGCCAAAGCTGGTGGTTCAGTTCAGGAAATTCCAGCTAATCCAGTTGTCCCTTATGTCAAGGTTGGTGCATCAATCCTTCAAGGGCGACACCAAGGAAATCAAAGCAGCGGCAAGGGCATCGCTGGCGTACACGCTAGGGCATTATTTTGTTATGGCTGGAGCCTTGGGTATGCCGGCCATGAGTCTCGTCGGTATGGGGCTTGCAGCTGCGTTTGGAGACGAAGAAGAACCAGAAGACTTTGAGCTCTTGGCACGGCGTGCGATCGGGAATGAAGAAGTCGCAGATGTATTGCTTAAAGGCGCTCCAACCCTGGCAGGCATGGACCTCTCCGGGATGCTGGGCGCTGGTAACATGATAAGTTTCCTACCGTACAACGACATAAACATAACATCAGCCAAGGGATTCAAGGAGACCGGCTGGGGTATCTTGGGGCCAGCTATAGGCGGCACTGCACCTAAAATGGCTGAGGGCATAGGATTGATGCAGAAGGGTGACATCTACAAGGGTTTCGAGAAGATGCTACCCAACGGTCTTGCCAACGCTATGAAAGCCTACCGGGAAGCTACCGAGGGGATGTCGAACAAGAACAACGACATGACCCTAAGCCCAGAGGAAATAAGCCTGTGGGACTCGTTCCTGACTTCAATGAGCATCCGCACCCAAACAGCTGCCAAGACTCAACTGGTGCAGGGAGCCAAGATCGACTATGAAAACTTCTACAAAGAGCGAACCGGTGAGATCAAGCACCGCTATGTAAAAGCCTGGAAAGAAGGTGATGGGGACACCATGGCTGAGATGCGCCAGGAGTGGCAGGATGTCCAGATGTCAAAAGCTCGGAACGGGTTTGCCAAACAGCCGATGAGTGATCTTGTCAGAGCCCCCCGCGAGCAGAGAAAGCGCGAACGCAACACTGCCGGAGGGGTTCAGTTTCAGAAAGGATCAAGAAGGTTTGTTCATGAGACTGCTGGGTTATGAGTCTTAGGGTTCGGGCATAGCTGCAATCAGCTATAGGATTTCAGCTTTCAATGCTTTGTTCTCCTCCTGCAACCCCTCAATCAAGTCAGCCGCCTTCGTCTGCAGTGGTATTACTGGATACCGATCTACTGCCCCAGGGTAAATTCCGCGCAGATTATTGACGATGTCTGTCGTGTCTGCCTTCAGCTCAGCCAGACGCTCTTTAGTGATCCTTCCCAGGGCTGTGGGCCGCGTCTTGGGGCTTGCCTGCCACGCTTGCCACATCATGGATGCTATGTCGTGATAGTAGTAACCCTCTTGCTCGTTGTAATCCAACGGCATATTAGGCTTTACGGATTTCATCCAGCGTTCAAAGTGTTCTTTTCTGGTCACACAGCCTCCTCTAACATGTTCAATGGTTCGTTAGGCTTCACAAGATTCAGATGTCCGAACGCCTTGGTGGCCAAGCACAAGCACCTGGTAGGCGGGGTTTGCGTGTCAGTTCCAGTCCCCAGTCTCACCATTGCTACATCCTTGAGCCATCCTTTCGACTCGATAATGGACTTCATCTCGCTGTAGCTAACGTCGTTCTTCTTGCACCAATCTATGACTGCTTTCGTCGATATGTACATCTCCCCGGTATTCACCGATACCCGACCCGTAATAGCACCATGCGGCGGACCGTAGTTTGTCACGTAGTGCGCTACTTGCTTCTGCCTAGTATCTCCCATGGTGTAGGTGACAATAAACCCGCCATGAAGCTCAGCAACCATCGAGCTGAACATATCACTCAAATCTCGCACCGATTCGCTTGAGATGGATTTCAAGTCCCTCAACCTGGCAATCACCCACCCGCGAAGAGCCACCATATCAAACTTGTGCAAACCAAGCTGTTGCGCGATCCTGCCGGCTACCAGCACACATGCAGCACCCATCTTCCAGTTACGACCATCCCTCTCCAGGTGAGCATCGCTCATGAGGTCAGCACCTACCCGGTTCAACTCATCGAACAACGCAGCGCGGTTCTGCACCACATAAGGCAGGAACACCTCGCCGGCCACACCTGTGATCTCCATGAGCTCCTGGAACACCTCAGCGCCTTCCACAGACGACATCGCGGATGTGTAGTGTTCAGTGAACCGGTACTGCCACACCCGGGCCATTTGAGGAGCTGCGTTCGAGTACACCATCGACATATTTTCAGACATAGGCTTGTTGCCGCTGGTGAGCAGGAAATTGCACCAGTTGATATCTGAGTTGTCACGCAGTCCGCCGTCAGCTTTGGCTTGTATCTTGGCTATGCCGCTACTATACCGGTACGCAAACTCACCGATCTTTTCTCCCTTCCAGTTGGTCGCTTCATCCAGCACCATGGGCAGGTTTCTATGCATGCCGGCTGTGATGGTTAGCGCGAGAGGAGTGGTTCCATCGGCATCAACAATGTCCGTCTTGCTCCAAATTCCCACGGCAAGTTTTGATGCTGTACTCTTGCCGGCGCCTGACTTGCGGGACCAGGCGTTGAATACGATCCCGATCGGTTTCGGGTGAATGATGTGCAGGAGGATGGATGCAAACCCAGCCAGGTACGTGAACTGGAACTCCTCGTGGTCCGGATGGTTGTAGGCCCGGTTCACCAGTTGCTTGTACCTATCCAGATCGCCGGTTGGAACCATGGAGTCAGCCAGCTTGCGCAGGGTCGGCTTGAGTTTGATAGTCTTGATTTCCCCGCTCGGTAGGTACTGCTTGTCTCCGTACAAGAAAGAACCATCGTCGTACCACCCCATATGCGTGAACATGGCAGTCTCAGCTTGAACACGCTTTATTTCTTCAATCCACATATGCATATATCTCTCCAGCGACCTCAGTTTTCCCGGCTTGATTGAAACCATCAGGCTGCCGCACAGGGCACCCAGAAGAGCGCTCCCACCCTGACCAAATACCTTGGCGTCGATCTCAGCTTCCTTGTACACCCCAGGCTTTATGTACGCCCTAATGACAGCCCGGTACTGGCCAGACTCAACGTCCCGGTAGTAGTCTATGACTTCAGGTATCGAGCTGGTTATTACATTCCACACTGGGGATCCGCCATCTACCTTCTCGTATGCACTCAGCCCGCCAGCCTCTTTGCGGAACTTACCCTCGAACACAGCCGGTAGCGATCCAAGCTCTTCGACAGTTTCCTCTCCTGAATCTGAGACGTATGTAACCGTGCTGACAGCCGGAGGCTGTATGGCTCCCAACCGTATAGGCGCCTTGACACTGAACTCACAGCCAGCACACCCCTCCGGGTTGATGCTCTTGAACGACTCGCACGTAGCAGGGCCTGAATTCCAGTTGGAAAGCTTCTCTTCAGTGTCCTGGTAGTTGTACCCGGGGTGTCCACTACTCCACTCATGCGCAAACTGGGGCCCGTCGACTGCTTGCTTTATCGCTCCAAGGCAAATGCGCCACAGCGGTTCGGACTGGCCAACTCCCTTGTTGTCCCTGAACAAGCGAATCTGGTTGCACTTGTCAGCTATTATTTCTGCAGATGCCGGCTCAAACTCCAACCCCCCACCGAGATCGTCGTTTATCCCAGAGACAGGGGCTCTTGAAGGAGGCGCCACGTTCAGCCCTAAATCCTTTTTGATCTGGGATAGTTTGGCGACCCACGATTTAAACTTTATCGGCACCAGATTTGGAGTGCCCATCAGCTTCACAGGCTTGACACCCAGACCCTTCGCGGTCTTGTCGTTGTTGGTCCCTATAGGACGCAGTACGCTGGATATATCCGCGGTGCGGCTGGTGTCGTCCTGGCCAAGTTTGTAGTGGGCACATATCGATTTGAAAACACCGGCAGCCACGCGCCACTGATCTCTTGGCACATCCTGGTCGAACGTCCAGTAGACATGAAGTCCATTGCCGCTATTAACGAGTAGGTTATATTTGGGTAGGCCCGTCGTATCCAGAAAATTACTGAGCTGTATCAGGTTATCTCTCTGGTTCCCGTCTAAGTCTAACCATTGTGATTTAGCGTATAGTGCGTTTTCTCCTGTCCTGTAATGTGTCTTTGTAGTTCCATCTGCATGTGTTGTTGTGTAACTAGGTTGGTCAAACGATGCACATGCGAAGTAGACATTCGTGCCGCGGCTGCTGATTGTAGCCGCACGCTCAGCCATATATTTGGTGTCGGTAAAATGTAAGTGTTTGTATCCTTTATTACTATTTAACGGTAACGCGAGGAAATAGTTACCACTGGACGGCAGAATTGCCGTGAGAAATTGCTCCGTATTCATCAAACTCTCCCGAGGACAGAGTATCCTACGCCTTGTAATGCGTATTGGCAATAGGTATTGTAATCTGACCTACGATTTGTCTTGAGGTGTCATGTAATGCTCTATTGTAGAGCATATGTAACTACTCTCTTCGCGACCTCTGTAGTGTTTCGGGGAAGGGAGCTTTTGATCTTGAACTGCCTGGTTGATGGATTCCAGCAAGAGCTTGACCCTACTTCGAAGCAGTGAATGGGGTTCGGTGTGATTGTTGAGCCATTGACTGGCTGTGACTCGACTGATGCCGAGTAATTTTGCTACGTGGCGGGGTTTGATACCTGCACTGACAGCCTGTTCAAACATTAGTGTATTTCCTCGCTATCAGGGCGACTGAAGCCTCTTGCTTCGGCACCAATCTGGGTGGTGGTCAGCATGTGGTCAGCCGCAAGCTCAATCAGCTCCTGCATCTGTATGGGGGTGGCGCCCTCCATGACTGCTAACCTGCCTATAAACTCACTCAAGCCCATGAGGATTTCCACAGAGGAGAATCCCTTGTCCAGCAAGGCCCGGGCAGTAATGTCCTGGACCCCTTCCAGCTTGCGCTTTTCTATGTGAAACGTACCCATTCTTGTTTGTTCCTGTTATGTTTTAGGTGAGAGTGTGGCCGGCGTTGATCTCCGGCTTGCGGTACTTTCGCTGACACTTCTTTCGGATTCTATCTGCGGCGTATCAAAGGCCCTGTCTTCGCCGCATCGTCAGCCTGCTCTCTTTAGCGTTTGTCCTGTACTCAGGTAGCGTAACCTTAGTCACCTGTACTCGCTCAGCTTTGCATCTTTCGATGACCCACATCGCAGCGTATCAACCTACGCATTCACACTCTCTTTATTGCTCTTTTAGTCGTCGTTCAAAGAAGCCAGCAGCTCATCCAGGTCGTCAACCATTACCGCTTGCTTCTTCACCTCGGCTTTTGGTGCAGTGGCTTCGACCTTTACCGCAGGGGTTTCAGCGGCGACCGCAGGGGCTGACTTGACTCTGGGTTTTGCAACCTTCGCGACTTCCGGCTCCAGCTTAGGCGCTACCTTCGCTGTCTCGAACGGCTCGTCATCTGCAACCGCGGCTGACTGAAACGCGATCGTCCCTATGATCTGACCGACCAATTCCGACGCAGCCACTTCTTGAGCCTCTTTGAACTGCTCCCCGGCCAAGAATCCAACTCCTTTGAAAATCAGTTGGGGTGTGGCAACTTCTTGCTCGAACCTAAGCTTTGTGATGACTGAGCTATAAGGTATGCCGCGTGCGGCCAAGGTGCGACCGTACTCTGCCAGGGGTTTCAGCGAAGCAGCCGGCACACGTAACATCATTGGCTCATTCAGGTGATCAGGGGCTGCAACAGCCACGCGCCGGGAATCAGCACACGCCTTGCCCTTACCATTCTTGGAGGAACCAAACGCATTCCACTTGCAGGTTGCGCAGGACTTTGACTGCGGATCGGTGGAGTCCTTGTCCGGAGACACGCCATCGTTGCTGAAGCATGCAGGCTTGGTGGGCTCTTCGCCCTCTACCCACTCCTTGCCGTACCAGACTTTCGACAGGGTTTTGTTGGCCTTGAGGATGACGACTTCGAGGTTGGTTGCGGCCTCTTCATCGTCGTTGGGGTTCATGACGATTTGGCGGTTGTCCTTGCCAGATACAATCGCGAATACCTTGCCCTTGATGGACAGGGATTTGAAACCACCACCCACACCAGTGCTGAGATCGTCATTGGCTGGCTTGTCGAGGTTGGTCAGGAAAGAAGGCAGTTGCTTTGATTCGAAAGGGATTACGTTGCTCATGTCGGTTGGTCCTTATTTGTTAGTTACGATGTTCTTGATTCTGAGAAGCTGAGCTTCCAGCTTCATGTTCTTTGACTTTTCTTCCAGAAGAGCCGCTGCATGGTCGTCGATCCATCGAGATAACTGCTCTGCGTCCTCAAGACGGTTGCGGTCCATCACCTCCAAAATAGAAGCTATTTTGGAG